CGGTGAGAGACTTCTTCAGGTTTGCGTGCGCTGCGGCGGAGAGCTGGTTCGGGTGGCTGACGATAACCCCCGGATGCGTTCCGTTGCCGAAGTAGAGGGATCCGAACGTTTCCATGGCCATGCCGAGGCCGATCGACTTCCTGGCCATGGCGACCACCGAATATCCCATGAGGCCGTCGAATCCGATGCCGGGGATGTGCAGTATCTTGTCCCTGGTGAAGTACTTGTCTTCTTTGCCGACCTGTACTCGGTATACAATCTCGCCGTCCTGCCACATGGGCGTCACCAGATTCGGCGTAATCGGCCAGAGCTGCACGAGCTCCCCGTATCCGTTGACGACCTTTTCCGCGTAGCCGTTGCCCCAGAGCAGGATGTGGCCCATCAGTGTTTCCCGTAATGTCTTGGCTGTCATAAACGGGTTGGCCTGGTCGTGCAGGACCCTATACATGACCCTGTCAGTGGCGATCCTCTTTTTTTCCGCTTTCATTTGCATCAGGTGAAGAGGAAGGCTGGCGATAGTCCCGGCTATCAGGGTGACAGCATTCCAGACCGCGGAATAGGTGAGGGCGGACTGCTCAGTGACGGTTTCACCCGAGAGGGATTGCGCGCCGTAGAGATTCCAAAGCGAAGGATCCCAAGCCTTGGGATCGTCGACGCCGAGGTTGCGGAAATACTGAGCTGTTTTTTTGAGCCGCTGTAATATGTTCACTTTGAGCCGCTATCGTATCAATCAGTTATGAATCCATGGTGAAAGTATGTCAGGTTTTTAAAGGTATTGACACTGCAGGATTTTTACAAATGTTCATATATTTCACACTTTTTTCAGTCTTCTCGTCCTTTGAGGCGAAAATTGATGATCGACTCGCGCGTTACGCGTATGGATCCGGCAAGCCGTTCGGCGCTTAAATGTCCATGCTCGATCCACAGACGGATTGTGCGCGGGTGGACATCAAAATATGCCGCCACTTCATCAATCCGCAGCAGTGGCTTGGTCGGTGGGTCAGATACGGATCTCTTATCAGAACCCTCTTTACTCATAAGCATACAACCCCCCTCGTCTCGTACACCGATTGTGTTTCGTCGTTTCCAAACATCGCCCGTCCCCAGGCCATGATCAGCGCAACCATGCCGTCTATCTTCTCCGTCGCCTTTTCCTTGTCCGGGGCTACATTACCGTTGGGATCGGATCTCATGACAAGGTTGTCGGCGCACCACCGGAGAACCGGATGTCCCCCGTGCCGCACCTTTTCCGTCATGACATGAACGAGCAGATCCTTGGCGGGTTCGTTGAATGACTTCGCTCCCTGACGCACTTCGACCATCTGAAAGCCGTCTTCGTTGCCTGTCGGGTTCAATTCATCCATGATTCGGGTAGCTGTCGCTTGGGCGTTCCATGAGTCGAATCCGATCTGGCAGAGCTGATATTGCTTCGCGGCATCCAGGATATCCTTCTCGATCCACGCGTAATCGATGACATTGCCCGGCGTCGCGGTTAAAAAACCCTGATTTTGCCAAATGTCATAGTGGATGCGGTCGGTTTGAGAGCGCTTGAGGATTCCTTCTTCCGGGCAGTAGAAGCGGCACAGGATGTCGAAAATGCCGTCCTTGTCATCCGGCGGGAAAACCAGGACGAGGGCCGCCAGGTCGATCTTGGATGACAGGTCCAAGCCCCCGAAGCACTTGCGGCCTCGGAGGAACTCAAGGTCGGGTTTGGCGTTGCACTTGTCCCACTTGTCCATGGGCATCCACCGCGAGAGCTGCTTGACGGGGATATTCAGCCGGAAACGAAGAAAATTCTGGAAGTCCACCGGGTTTTGCTTCGCCTCGTTGTAGTCCTGTCGGATCTTGTCGAGGGTGAAGATCTGGCCCAGGGACGGGTTCACCCGCTTCCAGAGTTCTTCGTCATCCGGGCTGTCCTTTTCCGGGTCCGCCAGATACAGGACCGGCAGAAACCGGGGATCCTGTATGATGCCTTTTTCGACCTGAATCGCTTTCGAACGCAGACGCCACCATATGGAGTTCTTGTCGTATATGCCGGCCGTGGTGATAACCAGGACGATCTGCTGCCTGCGGGCATAATCCGTCCCCGCCGTCAAGACGTTCCAGAGTTCATCGTTGGGGTGCGCATGGATTTCGTCAACGATGACGCATGACGGGTTGAGCCCGTGCTTTGTGTACGATTCTGAGGAGAGGACCTGGAAATAGCTGTTGTTCTTCCGGTAGATGATCCGCTTGCGTGAATCCAGGCATTTGAGATGCCTGGAGAGGGCGGCAGTGTTGCGGACCATGGCCGAGGCTGCCTGGTAGACGATGCTCGCCTGTTCGCGGTCCGCGGCCGCACAGTAGACCTCGGCGCCCTTTTCCCCGTCGTTGGTCAGCATGTAAAGGCCTATGGCGGCGCAGAATTCCGATTTGCCGTTTTTCTTGGGGATCTCGACGTAGGCGGTGCGGTATTGCCTGGTCCCATCGTCATTCAGCGTTCCGAAGAGAGGTTTCAAGAGGTCGTCCCATTGCCACGGCAAAAGTCTGAATGGCTTGCCGGCCCATTCACCTTTGGAATACGTGCAATAGGTTTCAATAAAGTTTTTCACCCATTCCGCTTTTTCTAAATTAAAGGGCATGGTGTTTCTCCATCAGTATTCCGTCAGTCATCTCATGCCCGATCTCTATCGCCGTTGTGAGCCTTCCTGTTAAAGCCAGAAATTTTGTGATGCTCAGACTCGTATTTGTCTTTTCCCTGTGTCTTTTGCGTTCTACGAAAATCGCGATGTTGTAGCGCCTGTAGTAGCGGTGCTCGAGTTCGATCCAGCTTTCGGCATAAGGAATATGATTTCTCTGCGCATACTTGTGCATCAGGTCGTTCAGTTGCTGCCTTGGTGTCAGGGTGTCAAAGTACAATAATTCGGTTTTTCCCATTTCTCGTATCCCGGGGGTATCAATACGTCACTGTAAAAGTCAAAATTGCCGCGGCCAGCCAGTAAACGACATGTCGCCAATCACCGGACGGCACATACATGACCGCCGCCAGAACGTCCAAAATAATCAGTATTGTCGGAAATAATTTAGCTGTGAACATTATTGATCCTGTTGATTTCAATTTAGGGACCTTCTCATTTTTCATATCCCGGCAGTGGGTCCGCCGCAGTGTGATCGAAAATCCAGGGCCGTTCCCTGGCGACCGTTTCCAAGCCTCCCAGGGAATCGATGGATTCTCTTACCGTATCGATATGGGTGTCGTATTTGATGGCAAGGATGATCTCGCCCATACGTGTCTCGACGATGTATTTCCACCATGCCTCCGGCCATGTGCGCCTGAGTAGTCGAAAGGCGCTGATAGTGAATTGGGATCCGCCTCCGCAGCAGACGCAGCCGATCGTGACGGCCCCTCGGGCCTTGGACGGGTGAACCGGAAGATCGTACTTGTCCCGGTACCGGCGGCCCATGGTGTCCGTCCAGCCGGTAAGCGGGTTGCAGACCGTCAAGCCGTCGGCTTTGACATAGTGGGTGGCACCGTCTTTTATGGCCCGAAATCCGCGGAGGATGTCATCGCTCGCCCCCCGGACCCCGGTGAACTGAAGAGTGCAGCCAAGCTTCTTCGCTAACCTTCTGGCCGGTGCGATCTTCATCATCCGGCAGCACGTCGAGACATCGATCTTGAATCCGAGCGGCCGGTGCGTATGCCGCTGCATCCATTTCCTCGCCGCGATCTTTCCCATCATCGGCCATCCGTATCGCCTCCATTGCTCTTCCGGCGTATGACTCGCCCTGGCGATATGGATCTCTGCGCCGTAATGCCCACAGACCGTTCGGCAGAAGGCCTCCGTTTCCGGGTATTCCATCTGCGAGTCGGCGAACACGACGACCGGCCGATGTTCCGTATGCCTGAAAATGAGATCCATCAACAAAACGCTGTCCGACCCGCCGGAGAACGCCAGACATGCTTTTCTATGGGCGGCCATGGCCTCGTTGATGATGCGGAGCGCCGTTCTCATGTCAGCGCCCTCATCAGACATTCGAGAGGCGAATGTTCACCGGCGTCGGCGTATCGTTTCAGCTCGGCGATGATGTCTTTGGCGTTCGGATCCGCCAGGACCATGAAATCGTTGCCTCGGCCGTTCCGGACGACGATGCAGATGGCGCTGTTTATCCGCTTCGGGTCCTCGGCGGTTATCGCCTTGATCTTCTCGGACAGGGCTTTCGAAATCTCATCAGCCGTTTTGGTTGCCTCTTTGCGCTCCTTTTCCGTCAAAATCGCAGCGGTGAGCTCCTCTTTGCCCATCGAGGCGCCAAGCAGGTCTATGCCCCAGGTTTTAAGGTCGAGATCGCTGTATTTTTTGGCGATGATGGTTTTTTCCCACTCTCCCAGGGCGATGTTGTCTTTGACGATGTACTCGCGCTTCTGATCCTCCGTAAGCCCGGTGACGATCTTCGCCTTGCATTGCTCCTTGCCCATCTTCTTGAGGGCGGCGTAACGCATGTTCCCGCCGATGATCGTCATGGTTTCATCCACAACGATTTCCTTGATTTCGAGCATCTCCGGAAATTCCTGGAGCGATTTGACAAGCCGATCCATGTTCTCCCGGCTGATTTTTCTGGGGTTGTCGGGATGGGGCTTGAGCTCCGACAAGTTCACTTTTTTGATGATTGTGTTCACCATGCTGTCAATCCTCGAAGTATCCGTCTTTTTCTTTGCTGCTCTTCACGATCAGGGCGCCTATCCTGGCCAGCGACGAACTCGAGAGCCCGAGTTCCGCCAGGCATTTGTGTATCTTTTCCTCCAGTTTGTTTACCGCGGTCCAGTAAGGGTTGTAGATCGGGAAGTTCTGGGGACTCCTGATAATGATGCCGGTTTCCGCCACCTTGGCGGCGCATTCCTTGTACTGGGCCATGTCGGTCGCCAGAAGCTCGAGAATCGGTGCATTGGCTATGGTCAGCAGACCGTAGTTTTTCAAGATGGAGGCAAAAAATCGCCATTCCCGTCTTTCCTCCTTGGTGAATCTCGCCGGACACTTGGGGAGGATATGACGTTCGGCCCTGGGTTCATTCTCGACGCGTTCCTTCTGAGCGCCGTAAAGGGTGCCTTTTTCCAGCGTCAGGAGGTTCGCCGGTTTCGGTTTACGCCCTGGCATCGTTTTCTCTTTTTGCCGCTTTTCCAGTCAGATTTTCCCACCGCTTGATGATCACGTCACAATATATGGGGTCGATTTCCATGCCGTAACAGGTGCGGTTTAACTGCTCGCAGGCGATGAGGGTGGTTCCTGAGCCGCAGAAGGGGTCATATACCGACCCGAGCCAAGTCTTTATGAAAAATTCAGGCAATTTCACTGGAAAAACTGCTGGATGCTCTATTTCAATCCCGCGCCCCTTGTGTCGCATTACCCTGATAACTGAATCTGGAATTTTTGTAGGTTGCAGTGATTTTTCAGGAGATGAAATTTTCCCGGGCGTTTTTCCGTTCTTTCCCCTCATGCCCGTTCCGTGGCCTATCTCTATGCTTTCTGGTAATTTATCTACCCATTTGACGGGATAAACTGATTTCTTATTGAAGTGGAACACAAATTCATGCGAAGGCCCCAGCCTCCCATTCCAATCTCCTGGAAGTCCAGAGCCTTGATCCCACACATACCACCCAAAGCGCCTCCACCCTGTTGACCGCATCCATTCAATCCATTCCTGCCAATATGGGATCCATTCACCGTCACGATGAATGAGGCCTAAATTTACAAGAACCTGCCCATCTTCGCTCATGGGAAGATTTGAAAAAACTCCATGCATCAAAACATCCCAATCGGAGACCTTCCCAACTCCATAATCTCGTTGCTGTCCATAGGGTGGTGAAGTGAAGCATAATTCCGTCTTCTTCCCATCCATAAGCCGCTCCACGTCCTCTTTTTTTGTCGAGTCCCCGCACATGACCCGATGTCTGTCCAAAAGCCAAACGTCGCCCATTTTGGTCACTGGGTCTTTTATTGCCTCGGCCTCGGCTTCAGCGTCGAACTCATTTTCCTTCGCCGCCGGATTTTTCCCGGTAAGCCAATCTTCGGGAAGATCCACGCCCCATTCCACCAAAGGCAGGTCTCCCCACGCATCAGCCAGTACAGTAAAATCCCATTGTCCGAATCCTCCATTATCCTTGATGGCGATCTCTTTCTCCTGGCCCTCCGTGAGGCCGGACATGACAATCACCGGGACCTTCTCGTATTTCAATTCAATCGCCGCCCGTAGACGCATATTTCCGCCAACGACAATCAATTGACCTGTTCTATCTGAACAGATACATGGGCGCGCATCGAACAACGATGGACAATCCTTGAGGGACTTCACGAGATTCTTAAATGCTGCGTTTTTTATCAGGCGAGGATTACCCTGATTCAAATGGATGCTGCTTGGTGGTAGGTATTGAATCTCATAATTGCTCATTTTTTGTGCCTCTATCCGTCATGTCTGCATGCCGACTTCCCGGTGAATGCCTCCCATCGCTTGCAGATGACATCGCAATAGACCGGATCCAGTTCGATGCCGTATGCCGTCCTGCCGGTCTGTTCCGCCGCCATGAGTGTCGTCCCGGAGCCCATGAACGGGTCCAGGACGATCTGCGAGGGGTCAGGACGGGTGCTGTTGCGAATCATCCTCGCGACCAGGGCGATGGGCTTCATCGTCGGGTGCAGGGAATTTTTTGTCGGGCGATCCTCGCGCAGGACCGTCTCCGGTTGTACCGATCGCATCTCTTTCAGGAGAGCTATGAGGTCCTCTTTTTTCATTTTGTCGAGGTCGAGATCATCGTCGATCACCGATGTTTCTGTAAAGTTCTGCGAAAAGTAATGGCCCGCCCCCTCGTTCCAGCCATAGAGGATCGGCTCGTGTTTCCAGTTGTAATCGTTCCTCGACAGCACGGCGCCGCTTTTTACCCACACCAGGGTCTGGCTGACATAGATACCGGCCCTGTGCAGGGCGCCACGGAATTCGGCTGTGTTGATGTCTGCGTGGGCCACATAGAAACATGCCCCGGGCTTGCTGTGGGCCGCCGCATTGTTGAAGGCCTCCTGCAAAAGGTTCTGGAGGCCTCCGCCCCGCAGGTTGTCGCCGGCGATGGGCTTGTGGCTCGTGCCCTTCCTTTTGTTGTTGATCCAATCGGTCTTGTCGGTATAGCTGACGCCATAGGGAGGGTCCGTCCAGATAAGGTCGGCCAGGGCGCCGGCCATCAGTTTCTCGTAATCCTGTGGGTTGGTGGCATCCCCGCAGCAGAGTCTGTGGCGGTCCATGATCCAGACGTCGCCCGGCTTGGCGACGGCCTTCTTGATCTTACCGGCCTCCGCCTCAGCGTCGAAGTCATCCTCGACGGTATTGCGGACCATGAGTTTCTCGAGTTCCTTCGCCGAAAAGCCGGTCAATTCAATATCAAAAGCGCCGGAATCGAGTTCGATCAAAAGGTCTTTCAAGAGACCCATATCCCACTCGCCGCTTATTTTGTTGAGGGCCAGGTTGAGGGTCTTCTCTTTCGTTTTGTCCAGGTCGAGGCGCACACAGGGGACCTCCGACAGTCCCAGTTTTTCCGCCGCCTTGATTCGCTGATGCCCGCCGATCACGGTCCCGTCCTTGTTGATGATGATCGGATCGACGATCCCGAACTCCTCCATTCCCCTGGCCAGACGATCTAGGGTGGCGCCGTCGATTTTCCTCGGATTGTACGCGGCCGGCTTCAGCTTTCTGATGCTGACATTCTCTATTTCTATCATTTACCCCCTGTCCCTCATTTCTGAAAAACTCGCGCGTGACTGCCGGCGCGGTTATTTCCTCCATCATTCCAGAGATTTACACTGCCCTCCCTCCGGGGCTTGAATCGGTCGCGGACATGTTCTTTGTCATGGCACGCTGTACACAACGACTCGTGGTTCTCTGCCGCGTTATTCTTCGGGTTCCTGTCCCTGTGATGAACCAGCATGGCCGGTACCACTCTGCCCATGGTGAGACACCTCTCGCACAAGGGATCGCGGTTTAACTTCATGATCCTGATCTTGCTCCAGCGATGGTCATATCCGCGCTGTACAGCCGTCTCCCTGGCTCTCTCGCTCTCAGTTGTGGCTTCACGTTCGTGCTCAGGGCAGAACCGCTCACGCGTCAGTTTTGGGCATCCCGGGCGGCTGCATGGATGAAGTGATCTAATCGGCATGTCGCACCTCACAATTATTACTTACCGGCAGCGGCGTCGATCTGTCGGCTACGATCATCTAGTTGACCCCGGGGTTGTTTGCGGCGGGTGGTCACACCGGCGAGGTTAGAGATCTCCTGGCTGCTGATCCCTTTTCTTCATCCACGGCTGGGGCACGTCCGGGTTGTAGAACCTGAGCGTGCTGGGACGCCCGGACTTCTGCTCGTGGACAATTTCGATGAAGCTCTCGGTGACCTCGCC